ACATAATATATATATTCAAAATAACTATCTACTATATAATCAGAATTATTTTTCTGAAAATACATAATTATATTTCCTAAATCATCACTCATTAATGCTGGATATATTTTATTTTCATCTATATCATAAAATTCATTGCAACATTGGCAACCAAATCCATATATAGTTAAATCGCGTAATTCAAATATTTCATTTAATCCTTTATCATTTTTTTTTGTTGTTATATACCAATCATCATTTTCTTTATTTTTAACCCAATAGAATAAACTTGGTATATTATATCCAGATTCTTTTAATTTTTTTGATAACTTTAAAGAGCATAATTTATCTTTTAACATAATTTATATCATCTACTTTAACCAATCCATTTTTTATGAGGTAAATAAGCATTTTTGCTCGTGCATTAGCTTCATTTTTATCATAAATAAGATAATCTAATATTTTATCGTTAGGATATTTTATATATGTTATATGCCACATATATATATCTGAATAATGTAATTCCCATTTACAATTTAATTGATATGGATGAAATTTATCATCGCTTTTTATTTCTTTTGGAAGAATTCTACCAAGTTCTGCAAATGTGAATGCTGAATAAATTTCCTCTTTTTTATATGAATGACAATCCCCCCATTCTTCAGTAATAATGTCATGAAATTCTGAGTTAATAATTGATGGTTTATCTTCTGTACAAAATTGTTCACATCCTATTACCCAATAAAACAAACTTTCCTGTTTAACACCTAATTCTTTAAGTTTTTTAGATAACTCCAATGAACATACTTGATTTTCTAATTTCATTCATAAATCTCCCAATCTTCTGCTATTAGATCTTCATATGTAAATAAATATTCTTTTAGTTGCAATGAATCAAAATTACATTCTATAAGACTCCTATCAGTAAAAATTGATCTAACTAAAAAATTTTTCCATCCTTTTCTTTTTATTCTAGTAAAATGCTTTAATTTTGGTATTAATTCTAATAATTTCATTTTATAAACCTTTTAAAAAATTAATAAATTCTTGGTCATCAACACAATAAACTTTTGTCTTATAAATATAAATTTTTTCTACATTATTATGATACTTTATTTGTTTTAGTAATCCTGGATTCATTTCAGCATATATAGCCTGTATGAACATTTTGTAAAGTATATCCTCCTCTATATTATCAGGTATTCTTTGTATCAATTCGCTAGAAAAAATAATTTTATCTTCAAGTTTCATTCAGGTTTATCCGGTAATGGCATCCAGTGAGTTATTTCAAAATCTTTATGGCAATCTTCATTTTCAAAAATGTGTTTATTAGCATTAGTCATATCTATAATAAAACAATCAAATTTTTCTTTTTCATCCGGGAAATAACTAGCACAAAATACCTCATCTTGCATTCTTTCATATGCTATTACTCTTTGACCCCATTCAGGCAATCCATCTTTAACATTTATCCATGATGATACGCGGAAGTCCATGACTCTATAACCACGTTTGCAATCTATAATGATATATCCTTCTTCCCATCCACTCATAATATCAAATTCAGCTTCTTTACCACAAAACGGACATGGTTTAAGATCTTTCATTTATTTTTCTCCTCCTATTGTCTTCTCTTTCTATAACTTCTTTGTGATTAATTTTTTTTCTTACACCATTTTCATCATATATATCATCCCAATAATAGTGTAAATTCTTATGTTCATTACATAATAAATATGAATTACTATTTATAAAATTACTAGGAAGCGTAAAATATCTTATAATAAGATCTATTTTTGATCCGCAAGTTAAACATTGGTACATATTTTTTACCCCCATACAATCCTCTTACCTTCACATGCTCTACATGATGAATTCCACCCTTCGCCACGACCTAATTTATCAAATTCTATTCCTTTTCCATCACAAACAGGACATCTATGCGGTTTTTTTGAATTGCTTTCAAGGGAATTAATCATGTCGTCTTTTGTTATGAATTTTGATGTTAATAATCCAAAAGAACGCTCTAATGAATCTATTTTTTCCTTTAACACTTCTGGATACTGTGTTTGGACAAAAATTTCATATTTAAATTTCAAGTCTTTTAATATTAAATGTAAAGTATTTAATTTTTCATTAAATTCATTAATTATTTTATCTTCTAATCTAAGTATAGTTTCTTGTACGTTATATAATGAGCTGTTAATTATTTTAATATCATCATCTAAATCAATACTAAGTTTTTGACATTCTATTTCACGTAATGTCTTGCATAACATATCAGTTAATTTATCAATAGCAGATTTTATGTATTTATCATTTTTTATCTCTACGCATTCATTGTTTTCGTGATGACAATAAGAATGTGGTTCTGAGTAACAAGGCATTTATTTCTCCTTTTATCTTTCCATAACTTCTTTGTGATTAATTTTTTTTCTTACACCATTTTCATCATATTCTCTCTTTAAATTTCATTGAATGCCTTAGTAATATCTTCGTCATTTATATATTTCAATAACAAATCATATGCTTCTTGGTGAAACCGATTTACATCAATCATATTTTGATTTATAAACCATAACTTTCCAAGAAGTTCATTTTTTGTCATTTTTACCTTTTAAATCTTTAATCACATCATCTAATTTAAGCTCTAATGCTTGTTGAATTTTTATTGGAAGATTATTACTTGATAAGTATGAAGAACCTAACATTAAATAAATTGTTTTTTTTGATGGAATTGCAATAAATAATAATAAAAATAAAATTATTAACCATAGTTTTTTGTAAATTTTTTTCCACATACTTTCAGTAAAAGTTTGTATATCTTTATCATCCGTTCCAAATGTAGTTAAAAGAATTAAAATACAAATAAAAAGAACGAACCCACCAAAAATAAAATCAAATATAGAATAAGTCCTTACAATTAAATCTGCTATGTAAAGCCAAAAAGTTAAATTCATTTATGTTTTATCCTTCATATTTAATTTTTATTTAATTAAAATTAAAATAATTATTAACAATGATATCTGATTGCATATTAATTTTTGTCCTTATTTACTAATTTACCTTTAATCTTCTTATGTGGAAGATTTAATTTTTTTTCAAGATTATTAATATCTTTCTCCATAAACCATGCTTTATCTATCATCATTTGTACTTCTTGTGCATTAGTTGAAAGATAGTTAATAACATGGCCAGGTATTTTATATTTATCTAACAAAAATATTACCTCATCTCGTAACTTATTCCATCTAACCATTAACATATTAATGGAAAATACCCTTTTACCTTCTAATCTGTTCATATATTTCCTTATGTCAAAATGAAATATCACTATCTTTAAATTCAGAATTGTTTATTACTTGGTTAGTAATTATTTCATCTATTAATACAAAATCTTTAACAATATTTTTTGCTTTAAATGTTCCTCCTTTTGGATTTTGTTTCTCATCTTCAAATCCAATTTGTACTTTTCCACCTGACTTATTTAAAAATTTATGTTCTGGAATATCTCCTGAATTATACTCTTCTTGCATATTATTTGCATCACAGAAGTGTTTTAATAATTTAATAAACATATTTACAAAAATAATATGTTCAAATCCATTCGTATCAAAAACCCTAAGAGTTAATGCCATATAATCTTTTCCATTTCTATCTATTTTTTCCTGACTTCCAGTTACTTGGTAAGAATATAATCCGTCTGGTAAAAATGATAATCTTTTAATTTCTTCTTCAGTCAAGGGATGGAATCTCATAATACTTCTCCTTGTAATTTAGATTTTAAATGTTCAATACATTTTAATATTGAATCCTTTGGCATCTCTTCCCATTTTTCAGAATTGCATTTATCTAACCATTTTTGCCATACTTCTTCCGGAACTTTTATAAGATCTATAAGCCTTATAATTTCCTTCACTTGATCAGTATTGGCTAATTCTTGTGAAACAGAATATTTTTCCAATATTTCTTTACCATATCTTTTTGCTATTTCTTCATAACAAAAAGGAAAAGTTTCTCCATCTGGAAATTCTTCTATTCTAGATTTTTTAACTATTCCAACTCTTTCTTTTCCTCTTTTTTGTATTTCAAAAACGAGATCAAAAAGATAATCTAATTTTTTGTAGCAATCAAATGTAGATCCTATTACTGCCATATTACTTGCATATTCATTTTTAGCATGACTAGTTATAATAACATTCATATCTAATCTTAAAAGAAGCCCCAAAAGATGTTTCATCTTTTTATTTGCTTCACCATAATGTCTACCAAATTCAGTTCCGGTAGCATCTTTATCTTTACTTTGATTTTTAAGAAAGATAGCAGATTTATCTAATAAATCATTATAAAGAGTAGTTAAAGGATCAATTATTAATGTTTTAAATTCATGTTTTTCAGTTAGTAAAGAAATTACTTCTTTTATTAGTTCATCAAAATCTGATGTTTGAAATATTACACCACCATTATTTTTTAATATTCTTGAATATTGAGTATTTTCAGCACCTTTTTCTGTATCTATTAAATATGGCTTTGGAAATTGTATTGCTGCTGTTGTTTTACCAACGCCAGCAGATCCATAAAATAAAGCTTTTAATCTTTTTCTAACTTCTTCTGGTTTTACTGCTCTTAATGCCATGATTTCATCTCCTTATGAAATAAGAAATATAACTAATTGAACTATAAATGCGACAAATGATATGGAAACTATAAATTTGTCCATTAATTCTGTATGTGTTACCCTTTGTTTAGGAGAAATATAATCTTCTTTTATTTTCATTATTCTTCTCCTCTTAAATATACATAACATCCATTATATTTATAAGAGTAATCTATTCCATTTTTATAATCTTCTAATTTATCATTATGGTATTCTTGATATGCATCCTCACAATTTAAATCAATTAAATCTTGCATGTATTTATAATTATCTTTTATTGCTTCATTTAATTTTGTTTGGCTAGATGAATAAAATTCATAATCAAATGGATCTAATATTCTTCCTAAAAATAATTTTATATCTAATATATCAAGATCTTTTAAAAGTAATTTATAAGTCTCTCTTTCATCAAATCTTTCACCATTTTCTCTGATTAATTTTATTAAAAAATCTATGGTAGACTGTCTAACATTTTCTAATTTTACTGACATACAACCCCCATCCTTGGTAGTTGAAATATTTTTAAATAAATGTATATTATTCATATCAATTATCCTTCTAATAATTGGTTGTTACTACATTCGTGGCTTATGTTGAAGCATAAGCCAGGAAAACATTTTAAATTCCTATTTTGCTAAAATTTCTATTCCTTCTAACTCTTCAAAAGATTTTTTACTTTGTACAAATTTTTCAATTATTTCTCTTGCTAAATCTGGATGTTTTTTGTCCTTTAACAAGGATAAATATTTAAGTTTTTTTAAATTCTCCTTTGACAATGTTATGGTTAGTTTAAATTCTTTTTCTGACATTTTTCATTTATCTCCTTTTTAAGTATATGGTCCCATAGTACCATAATATTATAAATAGTCAATATAATTTTCTTTTTTTTCTTTCGATTTTTTAATAATTGTTAATATAACTTCATTCATGCTTATTTTATTATCATAAGCTACCGACCTAACAAATATCCAAAGATCTTCTGGCAATCTCACATGCAAACTTTTTGTTTCCTCTTTTTTTATATTCCTATTTTTTTTTGTCATTACATCTTGCCCTTTGTAAAATTTATGGTACCATTGTACCAATTATTGGTAATTTATCAATAAATTTTTATGGTGTCAGTAGCAAAAGATTTGCGTACAAAAAATAGGATTTTATAAAAGTACTGATGCTTTTTATGAATGGAGTTAATTGGATTAACAGAGAATAGCTCATAAATTCTCAATACAAGTAAGATTTTTGTCATTCATTAATGACACACTGGGCGTTCATGGTGAAACGCTGAAAACTTTAAGCTGCATACCATGAAAGAAAACGCTAGCTTATCAAGTAGGGTGGTCAAATTGCAGCATACCCGGTTCGATTCCGGGAGTGTGTCTAAGAATTTATGGCAATCGTCGTCTAAACAAGGACACTGTGTCACTGCTGAAAGCAAATGCAGAAATGCCAGTAATCAATCTGGCCGATTGCCACCCAATATTTAGAGGTCGTCTAATGGTAGGACAGTAGACTTTGACTCTGCTAATGGTGGTTCGAGCCCATCCCTCTAAAATTAGTTATGGCAGTCCTAAAGTATAGATTAAGGTGATTTATCACCGAGTACTGGTGCAAATCCGGTCTAGCTGCCCCAAATTTATGGCAATCTCGGCATTGTGGTGTAAATGCAGCGAATATGTACTCTAATTTATATTAGATTAAGCTGTTTATGAGCCATGCGTGTACACGCATGGGAGCTCGCAGGTTCGAATCCTGAAGATTGCCGCCATTTACAAACATAAAGGAGATTTAAGTAGTATGAGTTGCATACCAAAAATATTAGATTTAAAGGGGGATAAAGAAATATTACCGATAGGACTTAATGGTGTTGTTGTAGAGGGAGGAGGGCAATATAAAGGTTATGATTATCTCATAACATTTAACAATTATGGATTTAGATGTGGATATGTCGCCATTCCAAATGGGCATCCTATAAATAATTATGATGGGAAATATCCAGATTTTGATGTTCATTGGGGAATTACTTTTTTTGGAGAAAATCATATTTCTGAAGTTATTTTTGGAGAGAAAGTTTGTAATGATAAATGGTTAGGATTTGATTGTGGACATGCAGGTGATTTTCTTGATAATGAAACAGCAAAAAAATATTTTTCAGATAATGAAAAAGTATTAAAGGGAATAGAATTTACAATTAAAATTTTGAAAGAATTTGAAGAAAAAATGGAACTTGTAAACCCTGGATATAAAGAATATATAAATTCGGATGACAACAAACTTCGTTATGAAATTAGAACAAAAGAATATGTTGAAGAACAATGTAAAAATTTAATTGAACAGTTAATTAATTTAACAACATAGGTATAAATATTCAATGAAAAATTATAAAAAAGTTAAGAAAAATTTTTTCAAAAATGAAGAAAGGATTATATCAAAAATTACAGAAATTTTGGCTGCCATTACTTTGGATGAAAATGGTAATGAAGGATTAATTTCTAGTATTAATTTAGAATCTTTTCCGCCAATCGAAAAACCATTAATAGCAATAAATAAAAATGAGAAAAATAATATTATGGAAATAGCTAAAATGATATCTAATAAGCATGGTATTGTAATTAAGATATGTAAATTTATACAATGTGATATATTGACTGAATTTAAGCCAGAAAAGAACGTAAAAATGAATTGATAACTTATTTATGGCAATAGCAACCTCCCCATTGATAGGTTGATAAGTTGGGTTCACCCCAATGGCGGTTAAATCCGTCCTATTGCCGCCCATGCCGAAGACCTCATCTTAGGTAAAATCATGTCTCGCCGTAGGACATGGCATACATACGGCATTATTTTGGGGAACATTATGATTATTAAAGTTCATGTAATAGAAGAGGAAGGAAATACTTTTTATTTGGTATTTTGTAAAAGTAAATTTAATTTTTTAAAGTTATTCAGTAATAGATTAAATCATTGGAAAAAAATAAAAAAATGTGATTCGTTCAAAGATGTTACAGATTATTTAGAAAAGAATTATTTTGATATAGAAAGCGTAAAATATTTTGATTTAAGAAGTCCATTTTATAGTGACAATAGGTCATCTTATAAGTATATTAATTCGAAGTAGTTTTTATTAATTTGGTTACGGATTAACCATTAGAGGAAGAAAGACATGAATTTGGGTAGGATACCCACTTGTATGAACATACCTTTAGACGGGGAATGCATTCACACAAGTGGACCATATAACACAATACTAGAACAGAATAGCAAGATTGTATCTTTCTATCAACAAAAACTTTCTGGCAAGCGTCGTCCTTTCACTTTAGAAGAATCTAAAAGACGTTTAATTAACAGTTTCTTATATCCTCTACAATATGAAATTGGACAAATGTATTACAATCAGAAAAAGAAAAATCCAAAATCAGGATTTAGAAAACGTCGTTCCGAAATACGTTCATCTGTTACTCTTAGAGTAGGACAAGTAATTCTCCATTATACCAATCTAGTTAGAATGGAAGTTGGTATATCAGATCCAAAAACTCAAACATTTAAAAATTTTGGTATTAATTTTATTCATGAAAAAACCAATAATGATCCTAATAATCCTATTTCTTTATGGCAAGTACGTGAGGCAATAAGATTATTTGAGAAATATGGTTATATTAGAATTGAAGAAAGAAAAATACTTCAACCAAATGGAACATATAGAAGCCGTCCTTCAGTAATCATGGTTAATGAAAAACTATTTCTTGATATAGGATTTACTAAAGAAGATCTTAATCTTAAACAAAATCTAGTTCAACGAGATGAATGTCGAGATCAACTAGAGGCAAAGAATAGACAACGATTAGCCTTTGAACGTGCTACCAAAAAGACTGTTAAGAAATGTATGAAGTCTATGAGGGATTTGATGAAAGCTAATCCTTCATATCTTTCAAAGGAAGAAAAAGATCTTCTTAAAAAAGAAATGCCAGGATATGACCGTGGTAAAGAATTTCTTAATGACAAGAAAGAAGAAAATAACATTTACAAAAGCGTTGACCATAATAAATGGTTAGATGAATGTTTCGCTAAATTACGAGTTAAACGTAAGACAAGACCTCCATCGTAATAATTATAGTTTTCTTACCGTAATAATCACCCGGTTGGAGTACTATTTTTATTTCCAATTAATGATCAAAAAAAAATCAACTTTATACTAATCTTATGCTAATCATTGATAAGTTTTTTATATTAAAAATACTTATCCACAGAAAATTTTAATATCTTATTAAAAACATAAAATACCATATAAATAAATCCAAATATCTCTAACTTCAAAAACACATAAAGATAAAAAAAGATTTAAAGTGAATTGTTTTTTTAAATTTTTACCCATATGTTCTATATAGAACATTAAGTAATAGATAAGGACATCTATGAATCACTTTGATAAAATTCTACGAGAAATGAAAAATCTTTATGGTGACAATAATCAACATTCAAGGACGAATTTGATGAAATATAATGATATCCCTGCAAAGCTAAATGGAAAAATTCCTCCAAAAAAGGTATCTAAAACTAAGATAATTCCTAAAAGAAAGTTAAATTTTTTAACTGAAAGACAACATCAAATTAGAGTTGTTACATGGGCAAAAAAAATGGGATTTGATATTGTTAGCCATCCAAATGAAGGAGAAAGATCAATAAGAAACGGTGCAATTCTTAAGATGATGGGATTATCTCCCGGATTTCCCGATCTTCATATACCGGAAGCTAGGGGAGGGTATTTTGGATGTTATATAGAAATGAAGCAGGATAGAAAATATTCTGAATATGAAAGAAATACTTCTCATTGGTTATCTCAGGAAGAATGGATAAATAAACTTAAAAATAAAGGATATTATGCATCTTTTGCCTTTGGTTATGAAGAAGGAATAAAAATACTGGAATCTTATTATAATTTAAAGCCAACAAAAGTTAACCTTTCAGGATAAAATTTTCAAATGGTTGTGTCAAGATGTTGTAAAAGTAAAGTATATATAATGCATGATTATTACGTTTGTGAAGAGTGCAATGTATGGTGTGATACAATAGCTATTAACACAATTATCCAGGATATTAAGGATGTCGCTTTCTTTAACGAATCTTAATGCTTTGAAGAATCTTTTAATTGAACATGAAGGATATAGGAATTTCCCTTACTTAGATACGGAAGGGAATTTAACTATTGGAGTCGGGTATAACCTTATATCTAGAGGATTGCCAGATAGTTGGATAAGCAAACAACTTGAAGATGATATCCAATATTTTTACAACAAGTTAACAGAAGATTATTCTTGGTTTAGATCTCTTAATGAAGTAAGACAGATCGTTTTGGTGGACATGTGTTTTATGGGATACAAAAAATTCCAGTCATTTAAGAAAATGTTAATTTTTCTGGCTAACTTTGATTATGCAGGAGCAGCCGAAGAAATGTTAGATAGTAAGTGGGCATCCCAAGTTGGGGAGAGATCCACTAATCTATCTTACATGATGCTAAAAGGAGATTTTTAATCTTTTGGACCCATTAGTAATTTTGCATTTATATTTCTTTTTTCTTGTATAAATTTTTCAGATATAAGCCTTCTTATAACCATGCTAGGGTTTTCTTGATATAACTTACTAAGAAATTTTAATTCTTCTTTTGAAAGTGGAGGCATATATATAGAGGTTTTATGACTAGATTTTTTCATTTTAATATATCCTTTTTAATAAAGAAATCAGCGTTCTGGGTAGGTTGAACACTGATTTCCATAATATTATTTTTTATTTTCCTGGTTTGTATGCTCACAATCGGCATTTTTTATTTTTTCATTAACATAATGTCTTATACTTAATAGATCTTCTTTTTTTAGATTAACCATTAATGATTTTATGTGTTTCATTAACCGAGTTTGAAAGCTAATAATTTCCATATATTTCTCCAAATTTAGGACAATTTTGATAAAAGTTTTTTCTGGTATTTTCTATGTCCATCATTTTTGATTGGATGTGGAATAATAGTCTATTTAGCTTTTCATAAGTAATTTCAGATAATATTTCATCCAAAGAATCATTATTACAGTTATTTATTATGTCGCTAATTATTATGTATGAACTGGTCATGTTAATATCCTTTTAGTTTAATTAATTACTTATTAGTCATTGAATAAACAGTAGCTTTATGCTCATATTTTTTTATGTGATTTTCGACTTTTTTATTATCTTTGAAGAAATTTACATAACTTATAATATCTTCATTGATGTTAGCTGGATGATTTTGTGCTATTACTAATCTTTTGAATTGATCTGCTGTCATTGCTGTTTTCATAATTATCTCCTAATGATTGTTAACTACAAATATAGTTTATACCACTATAGTGGTATAGCGCAATAGTATTTGAAATAAAAATATTAAAAAGTATTTGATTATTACTAATAATGATTTATGATTCTTAAATGAACAAAACCGCTATGGATAGCATATTATGTTTAGAAAGAATCCCGTAGGATTTCACACCTCATTAACTGCTGAAGTTTATGACAGAATAATTGAAGCAGTTCCTCAACTATTAATACAAACTCAAGTTGCCGCTAAAGCACGTATATCACAACAGAATTTATCTAACTGGTTACGAAGAGGAGAGAAGGACTTCGAAGCTGGCGAAAATACCATCTATGCACAACTTTTTGTTGATTATCATGAAAAAAGATCAGAAACAGTACAAGAATGTATTCAAACTTTACGTAATAACGGAAGTTTTCAGGCTATTTCATGGATTTTAGAGAAGGGTGTTAAAGAAGATTTTGGACCAGATTCTGGAATTGTTGCAGATATTAAAGAACAACACTCAGAAATTCTTAAACTCATAGCTAAGGAAAGAAAAGATGAAATACGTACCCAAAAAGGAAGTGAAGAAAATGATTAAAAAATCAGAAAAAATGGACAACAAAAAAGATAAGAAAATGATGAAGAAATACGAAAAAAAGGTTAAGAAATAATATTTTATTAATAACGGATAGGGATTATCTAATGGATAAGAAAGAAATAGCCGCGCTTGAAGAAGGATTAGATTTGATAGATAAAGCTTTGAACTTGTTATCTGTAGTTAAAGGTAATCCAATAATAAATTTAATAGCTATGTTTTTTCATGTATCAACTGTTTCAATTAAAGAAATAATTGAAGGACAGAATAAATGAGTATCCTAAATACTAAACGTCGTAAAGGATTACCAAAGTCATCTTTTGGACTGCCTGGGGAAAGGAAATATCCAATGCCTGACAAAGCACATGCTGCTAATGCAAAAGCACGTGCTACACAGCAAGTTAATAAAGGTAATTTGTCAGAATCTTCTAAAGAAAAGATTGATGCAAAAGCTAATAAAATTCTTGGTAAAAACGTAGTAGCTCATAAAACCCTAAGAGGGATAAGGAAATAATGTGATCTGCAAAAATTGTGGTTATCCTGATAGTAAAGTTGTTCAAACTAGGCAAGATAAAAACGATGACATTATTAGAAGACGAGAATGTATTAAATGTAGAGTTAGATATACTACAGTAGAAAATTTAAAACAAAATTATAAAAAATATCCTTATATAAAAGAAGCTATTAAATGAACTTAGCTTCTATCGCAAAAGCGAATGATAGAATAATATCAAGCTTCAGCAGGCAATCAAAACAACATATTGCATTTTATCATGATAAAACAATTATCTTTAATCATGATAAAGATCTAATTTATATACCATCTAATACAGGAAGGTTATTCAATGAAGACAATTCATTTGTTAGCGTTGTTACTGGGCCTTACGGCTCTGGTAAGTCTACTATGTGTGTACAGAAGATCGTTCGAAGAACCTGTTCTATGCCCTACTGGCATAATAATAGACGACGTGCTAAATGGGCAGTGGTAAGAAATACTTCTGGTGAGTTGTATTCAACTACATTGCCGACATGGTTAAGTTGGTTCGCAGAATTAGGGGATATAGAAAAACGACAAAAACCAATATTGACATATTTTCATAGATTTAATGATGGTAATGGAATTGTAGAACTTGAAGTTTTATTTTTAGCTTTAGATAGACCAGAAGACATTAGAAAAATTAAGTCATTAGAGTTAACAGGCGTATATTTAAATGAGTTATCAGAACTTCCAGAAAACCTAATAAGTCATTTTAAAGGTAGAATAAATGGTAGATATCCAAGTGCCGCTTTTTGCAATGAGCCATATTGGTCTGGGATTATTGCAGATACCAATCCCCCAGATGTGGATCATTTTATTTATAAAACCTTTGAAGAAGAAAAAGTACCAGGGTATAGGATATTCCATCAGCCACCAGGATTAATTAAAAATGATAATGGTGATTGGAAGGAAAATCCTAAATGTGATAACTATGAAAATTTATCTAAACATCGAGATTACTATACAAAATTAGCAACAGGACAAAAGGAAGGATTTATCAAGGTATATTGTCTTGGCGAATATGGTATGGTCGAATCAGGTAAACGTGTTTATCCTGAATATAATGATGATATCCATTCGTTAGAAGACTTGCCTGCTATTCCAGGATTACCCATACATCTTGGATGGGATTTTGGATTAACGCCAGCCTGTATAGTTTTTCAATTTACAACACGTGGACAATTAAGGGTTTTAAAAGAATATTTATCTGAAGATATGGGTATAAGGACATTTGCTAAATCAATTGTTTTGCCTTGTCTTCAGATAGATTTTCCTAAATACAAAATAGGAGAGTCCGAAGCCGATCCTTCTGGAATGGCAGGAGATGCTATTATGGAAGAACTTTCCTGTATTGGTGAACTTAACAATTTGGGTATTAAAACTAATCCAGCAAGTACGAATGATTCTGACGTAAGGATTTCATCAGTTAGATTTTTCTTAAATACCATGATAGATGGAATGCCAGCTTTTCAATTATCAAGAAGATATTGTCCTACACTTAGAAAAGGATTTATGAGTGGATATCACTTTAAAAGGCTTAGTGTATCGGGTGATGCACGATATCAAGATAAACCTAATAAAAATAAGTTTTCTCATCCTCATGACGCATTGCAATATGGTGCTATGAAATTTGCTACGGAAAAGATAATTAATGACAAACCAGCATTAAATATTTCTAGTTTATATAATCCGGTTATGAGGTAATTTATGGATCAAGAATTAAAAAATGAAATTAATATAATGATGGTCAATATGAAAAATGAAATACAAAAAGAAATTAATTTACTAGATGATAGATTATTTAAAATAGAAAAAATAATTGGTATTAAAAAAGAACACCAAATAAAACCATGCGGAAGATGCGGCCGTACCGGTAAATATTTTTATGGTACTATGTGCGAACCTCCCGTAGACAACTGCTATATATGTAAGGGTAAGGGATTTATTTAACTAACTTAAGGAAAAGTATCATGTCAGTATATTCATTTAATATTTCATTTGCAGGTGAAAACAATAACGTAGTTCCTCGTATTGGTCGTTTATATGCGCCAAATAATACTTTATCTGAAATTGCAGCTGCTGGATTTTTAGATAGCTATATACAAAGCCAAGGATTTAGTTTGTTATCTACAGATATAGTAGGGGCGGTAGGCTCAAATGGAACGCAATGGTATAAACCCGTATTCACTGATGGTTCATGCCAATTGACCGTTCTTCCGTAATATGATTGCTAATAAATAACTATTGACTTTAATAAGTTGATGGCAAGGAGATTATTTAATGGAAATACCATACGAAAAATATAAAGAAGAGGTATATAAGTTTTACAAGATTGGTTATTCGACTAGTTTTAGAAATTTAATTTCTTTAATTGAAGAATTCTCTAATGATAAAGCGCCTCTCTTTCAAAGACAATCAGAAGAATTAATAGAATATCTTTATATACAATATAATTCTTATCCATGTACGGATCTGTATAAAGGAGATCTTCTTACTAGAGGGATTATTTATGACATATGAACAATTTGTATTTTGGCTAATGGGATATTTAGATAGTTATCCTAATGTGGATGATCCAAATTTTATTATTAATTCTATAAAAGAAAATCTTATAAGACTTATGGAAAATGGTATGGGTATTCGTAAATGAACTTCTATGAAGCAATAGAAGAATTACTTAAAGGAAAAAAAGTTACTAATGATATAACAGGCCATGTCTATAATATGAGGAACGTAATAATTTGTGACGGAAAATTTAGTGATACTTATCCAACAGCTGATGAAGTTAATTCTAAAACATGGAGCGTATTAGAATGATTCCAAAAGATATAAATCCATTTAAGTCTATCGCAGAAATTAAAGAAAGAATAAGACAGGTTGAAGATACAGTAATGCAATTATGGAATTTTGTTAAATATGAGCCTACTCATTATGTTAATGAAGTAAAAAACGAATTAATGGATATTAAGTCAGATATTGAAAACATTAAAAAAACAATAGATTTAGATATACATTCATGCAATTTCGAATGATTAAACATATTATGTTATTTAATGATATTTATAGTTAATTAAAGGTAAATTTTTAGCATTAATTTAATTATAGATAAGCAACATTATAGAAAGTAATGGATAAAGTCTTCACAATGTCATTACGATTGCCTATGTTGTATATGACATTTCCATCCACTCGGCCGGAAGTGGGAAGGAATCCGGCATAATTTTATAAACCCAAGGAAGGGATTTAAAATGGAACGTTTACAGGAAGAAGCAAGCATTTCTTTGGATAAAATCAATGAAATGGAAGAAAAACGTATTTCTATGCTTGAAGAAGCCGGGATAGATGAATTAACAGTATTAGATAATGCTTTAGATGATGATGGAAGATGGCAAGGATTTTTCAGTGAAAATATAACCCGTGGTAAAGATGATGTTCAGTTCCTTGTGAAAGATCAATGGACTTCTGTAGAAAGATCAGAGTTTAATCGTCTTTTCAAACCTGCAATGACTGCCAATATGATTTATCCAGAAGTTAAGAAAATATTGGCTGAACAAAGACAAAATAAACCTGACTTAATGGTTAGATCTCTTAATGGAAAAGCCTCTCAAGATCAAATAACACTTCGAGCTGATATGGTAAGAACGATTTCTTATCAATCACAAAATGATTTAATTTATCAGCATGCTTTCAAATCTGCATTAACAATGGGATATGGAGCATTTGAAATTGGTATTGAATATGAGAACCCACGAAGTTTTAAAAAAATAATATCTTACCGATTAATACCAGATGTCACTCAAACTACATTTGATCCCTCTGCGGTTAAACCACATAAAGGGGATGGAAACTTTTGTAGCCGTAAGATCCCTATGAGTAAACAAGAGTTCTATGCAACTTATCCCTATGCAATTAATCCTGAATCTTATGTTGATGTAAGAAGTTTATTAGATCTTCAATGGCACAGAAATGATGCAATAGTAATTTGTGATTATTACAAAAAAGAATGGAAACCAATAATAGTTTATCTTCTAAGTAATGGAGAAAGCGTTACCGAAGAAGAATGGGAAAAAATTAAAGATAAAATAAAATTTCAAGAAGAAATAGCTACTCAGTCTTCAGAAGAAGTTAAACGGATTATTCGTAATGAGATACCAGAAATTATTGGTGAACGTCAAAGCCAAGATTTTAAGATAATGCACTATCGCTTACTTAAGAATCAGGTATTAGACTTTTCAGAATGGCCATCAAAATATTTACCATTAATATTTGTAGATGGTGATTCATCATTAATAGAAGGAAGGCAGTATACTAAAAGTTTTATTTCTGATTCTAAAGATGTTCAGAAAGCTATTAATTATAATTTTGCTGAAATAATGACTGAAATAAAAAATAGACGACGTGAGCAATGGCTTGCTACGCCAGATAATATAAAAGGTTATGAACAAATGTGGCGTAACCCTGAAGTGCAGAATGGTGTTTTAGTTGCACAACCTGATCCTAAAACAGGGATGATGCCAGTTAAACAACCGCCTTCAGAAGTACCACAAACTTTACTAGTTAATCATCAACGTTTAACGCAGGATTTACGTGTAATATTAGGATTTTCACAATCGGAAAATATGCAAGGGATAGATATATCTGGTAAAGCACGCCGTGAAAGAAAAACCGAAGGTTCAATGAGTGCCTATGTATTTTTTGATAATGCAAATCAGGCAATTGAACAAGGGGGAAGAGTAGTATTAGATTTATTACCATTTGTTTATAATGAACAAAGGGATATGGTTATTACTAAACAAAGTGGTAAAACACAAACGATATCTTTAAATGATAAAGATGAAAATGGAAATATTGAAAATGCAATGGATTATGGTGATTACGATATTGAAATTGATACTGGACCATCTTTTGCAGTGCAGAAAGAAATTGCTCTTGAGTTTTTCCAACAGACTATTGCGGCTTCTGGAAACCCTCAAGTATTTTCGCTTGTGGCTGATTTGTGGGCTGAAAATCTTGATATTGAGAATGGTCCTCAAATTGTTGAACGTCTTAAAACAATGGTGCCTCCTCAAATTATCGCTAAGGAAGAAGGCAAAGAACTTCCTCCACAACCTCCTTCTCCTCAAGAACAAATGATGCAAATGGAGATGCAAGATAAGATGCAACAATTACAAGAACGACATCGTGAATTAAATATTCGTGAACAACAACATGAATTGGAAAAAGCGCAATTGCTTTTAAAAGCAAAAGAACTCCAAGATAGAATGCAAATGGATAAAATAGATAAAGTAATGGATATAAGAAAAACAAATATGGATTATACAAGTGAAATAACCAGGACTTTAGCTGATCTTCATAAGCATTTTAATCAACAAATATAATTAAAAAGAGCGGCCTATATAAAAGGATTAATATAGGCCAATTACAAACGAGTCACAAACGATCTTCTTTCATCCGTGAATCCACATAATATATCAAAATAAAATAAGAATCACTATTAGTAGTGATGAAAATATTTAAAAAAAGAAGATAATTTATTAGACGCAAAAGGATCATTTGCGGGGGTCACAGAAAACCCTTAATTCTGGGGCATAAGATGCCATGTGGAGTTGTTATGGAAGACGAAGTTCAAAGTTCACCTAGTACAGAAGAGGTAATGGGAAGTTTAGGCGTAGATTCTCAAGGTTCTGATCCTGATAATTCAGGTGAAGAAGCGCCCAAGGATGATTTGCCGTTAGTTGCCAAGGAGCGTTTAGGGCGACAAGAAAAGCGGCACCGTAAAGAAATTCGTGCATTACAAGATCAAATGCAAGACTTGTATGCAAAACTTGGGAATCAACAAGAAAGCTACTCACCTCCGATGAATGAAAATTCATCTATGCCATCTACTGAAGATGAGCGAATACAACGTGCGGTTAGCCTTGCGTTACGGCATCGGGAAGAGCAGGAACAAAAGGCGAAAAGTGCTGAACAAATGGTTCGTGTCCAACAACATTACCAGGATCTGCAAAATGACCTTGATAATGGAATTGATAAATACGAAGACTTTGACGAAGTAGTAAAAGGCCAGGATGTGCCTTTTACAAATGCGATGCGGGATGCGTCGTTACTTATACCTCGGCATATGCGTGCGGATGTTCTGTATAAATTAGGTAAGAACAAGGAAGAACTTAGACGTATTTCACAACTTCACCCATTCGACCAAGCTCAAGAAGTAATGAAACTTGGGTTTGCTTTGGCTAATGGGGACACTAAGGCATCTTCTAACCCCAGTAATTCTAAGATAATGAATTCAGTCAAAGGAAATCCACAGACTTCTCATAGCGCGGTCTCTCAAAGGGCAACCGCAAGCGATATTCGTTCGCGGATGAAGGCTGGTACCTGGAAATAAAGGAAGTATCTTTATCCCAGGCGCCGTTAAAGGATTAACGGAGACTCGGAAATATGTCTAATCAATTTATTACTACATCGCTAGTAAGTAATACTGCTTTAGCAATGTTTGCAAATAACTGTCCTGCAATTATGACTGCTTCACGTATTTATCAGGATGATTTTACTTCTTCAGGTTATAAAATTGGCGATACTTTACAAGTCCGTCGTCAGAATCATTATATTGTTGGCGATGGTTCTGTTGCTACACCACAAAGTATCATTGAAACAGTAGAAAATATTACTGTTGCACATCAATATCACGCATTGATTGCATACACAGTACAAGACTTATCTTTACGTATTGAAGATTTTAGTCGTCTGTTTATTCAACCAGCAATTCAAGAAATCATTACGCAGATGGAAAAAGATATCTATTCTGCTGCAGAACTTGATCTTAATTTCTTTACCGGGACCGCTGGAACCCCAATTAATAGTTTCCAAACCGTGGATTTAGCCGGCGCTAAATTATTAGAACAAGGCGTGAATATCGCATCGGATGCTTATATGTCAACCACGGTGCGAGATGGTAGCTCATTAAAAAGTTCTTTATTAAATAACTTTACACCAGTATTTAATGAAGAAATCGCTCGTCAATCTGCAATTGGTCACTTATCATATTTTGATATTTTCCAATCTCAAAATATAGTTCGTCATGTTGCTGGTGCGGGACCAACTTCACACCAATCAGATGCCTTGTTAGTAAATGGTGCTGTATCTTCTGGTAATACGATTGCATTAAATGGTGCAACGATTAATATTACAGATTACTTTTTACCAGGTGACTTAATTTCAATTGCTGGTGTTCAATCTGTTAATCCTGTTGGACGTAAAGCTACCGGTCAAAACATGCAATTTGTTATTCAACAAGCTGCATCATCTGATGGTTCAGGGAATGTAACTATTGTTGTAGAACCTGAAATTATCAGTGATACTGCAAATCCAAATCGTAATGTCAGCAATCCAATTCCAAATGATGCTGTAGTAACGATGATCCAAAGCTATAACGTAAACGTAGCTTATCCTTCACGTGCTATCGATATTGTTTGTCCTCCTCTCTATAAGCTACAAGTTCCATATGCAGATGTAGCAGTAGATCCAGAAACTGGATTGTCATTAGCTGTTACACAAATTGGTGATATACAAGCCTATCAAAACTACATGCGTATTGACTTATTATGCGGATTTAAATGGCATAACCAATATGCAGTAAAAGTTTTGTCTTAGGAGAAATATTATGTTGCATTGCGTTTATCATGCAGTAGATGACATGAAAGTTGTTGAAGATGATGAACGCAATCGTTTGTTAGCAACAGGATATTGGTTCTCTTGTCCAAAAATGGCAAAAGAAATGCGGGATAAATTTGAAAAAAGGATAATTGAAAATGAAAAGCCGAGAAAACGTAAGAATGGAATCCAGAAACTCGATGAATGAAGCAGAACACAGTGCGAATAATGAATTCGTGCGTCGTACTCAAGCAGAACAAGCAAAATATGCTGGTAAAAACCCAAACATGGGAGGATTACCCAAAGATTACAATGCTGAAATGTCAAACAATGGAGAAAGAACACAATCTTTCGGAAAAAAGTTGACAAGTAAAATGGACAAGTGTTATCCGGTTAAGTAAGTGAGCTTAATTCATGGCCCAAGTCCAACGAACGACCAATGATCTTATTGTCAATTCTCTTTATCTCCTTGGGGAACTTGGTGTAGGAGAAGTTGCAGATTCGTTCATGTTGAGTACGGGCCTTGAATTAATTAACGAAATTCTTGATAAATTTTCTGCGGATAGTATTTATATCCCTTATGAAACAACTATTGATTTCGTTATGGTTCCAGGTCAGGCAGAATATACTATTTCTGACATGGTTCCTGCTAATATTACTGCTGACAGGATTGTTGATTTAACATTTGCAAATTATACAGTTGAAGAACAAGTAACTTATCCTTTGCGTATAATTAATAAGGCGACTTATTATGATATTGTTAGATTAAATACCCTACAAACTCGTCCTGGATTTGTTTTCTTAAATAAACAGCCTACAGAAAGCATTATTACTTTTTATCCTGTTCCTGATAGACCATATCCTTGCTCGATAAAAGCAAAGGTAATGATTAATAAATTAGAAGCTCAAGATAGTCTTAACGAAGTTCCTCCTTTCTACTACGGTTTTCTTAAATATGCTTTAGCAAGGAAATTTCTTGCTTATTATCCTTCAGGTAATTGGCCTAAAGAAAATGAAGATGAATATCAAGATTACTATCAAACATTGAAGAACGTTAATGAAACTGACCTCACCATAAGACCTTCTTTATTACTGGAAATGCAAAGACCGTCTTATTGGTGGACTAATATTTTGGCTCTTTAATATGTTAGAAGACTACGACATCGTTGGGAGCTTTAACAAACAACGTTTCGAAAATATTGATTCTGAACGTTCTATCAACCTTTTTGAATACATAGATCCTAAAGGTAAAAAGCCTAAAACTTTAATAAGCACTTCTGGAATTATAGATAGTGGTATTTCATTTAGTAGAGCAACATTAGGATTTAGAGCATCTTTTATATTTAATGATGTTTCTTATCATGTAATTGGAAATAGTGTTTATTCTGTCAATGCTTCTAATGCGCCAGCATTTTTAGGAAATATTAATACTGAAGTAGGTTATGTAGGAATAGAGGCAAATACATTTCAAGTAATATTTGTTGATGGTAAAAATGGTTATATTTGGGATACGATTGCTTTAAATAATCTTATTCAGATTACAGATACTAGTTTTCCTGCTAAGCCAATAGATGTGACATATCTTGATGGTTTTTTTGTTGTAGCTAATGGAGATACTAATACTTTCCAACTTTCTTCATTCAACCAAGGGCTTATATGGGGCCCATCTAGCAATCAATTTACAACTAATATTGGTACTTTACCTGATCAACTGATAGTTGGAATTAGTAATTTTACTAATGGAGTTTCTGGTACTCCTAATTATCAAACGGGTGTTTCCGTAACTTTAACATTAGGAGCAGGTGGTAGTTTAGCAGGGACTGGATTAGCTGTTAGCACTACATATTATTGTATTTATATAGATGCTACTCATATTAAATTAGCTACTTCATATACTGATGCAATTAATGGAAATGCTATAAATATTACTTCCGATGTAACTTCAATAGTAAATATTGTTAGCACTGGTCAATTACAATTAGGAGCAATTAATTCTCATCCTGGGACAATTGTAGGATGTCGTACTTTACATAGAAGATTATTTTTGTTTAGCCAGAATTTTACAGAAGTTTGGGAAAATCAAGGTCAAGGGACAAATCTTCCATTTAGACGTAATAATTCCATGTTAATGGAATATGGATGTGCATCCTTACCCAGTATAAGAACTGGGTTTGATAGAATGTTTTTTCTATCTCAAGATAAAGATGGTCTTGGTGCTGTTATGGAAGTATTAGGTTCTGAATCTATGCCAGTAAGTACAAGAGCCATAGATTTTGAATTTGCGCAATATGCTGGTGATCCGCATGTTGGTGTATCAGATGCAACAGGAATTTTAATTAAAGAAAATGGAATAATTTTTTATAGACTTAATTTTACTAAGGCAAATAAAACTTGGGTTCTTAATGTTTCTATGAGTACAAGGGAAGACCCTAAATGGCATGAAGAAGAATTGTTGAATGGAGATAGACATCCTGCTCAAACGCATGTGTACTTTAATGGAATTAACTATTATGGAAGTTATATCAGCCCTATTCTTTATATAGTTGACAACAGTATTACTACTAATGGTACAGAAGCTATAAAAAGGGTGAGAATTGGAAGACCTATTGTAACAGAAGGATATAATCGGAGACGTATAGATAGATTTCAATTAGATCTTAGACAAGGATTTGTTTCGGATATTGTTATTAGTGAAGGTGAAGACCTTATAACAGAAGATGGAAATGAACTTGTAACTGAAAGTAATGATAATATTACTACGCAAAGTGGTGTAACTACCGTCATAAATGATGAGCAACCTATTGTATTTTTATCCTATTCGAGAGATGGCGGAAATTCATTTGGAAATAGATTAACTGCAACTATGGGTAAATTAGGACAAAGATCTTATAGAACTGTTTGGAGAAAGTTAGGAACAGTTCCTAGAGGACAGGCATTTATTCCTAAGATAGAATTTTTTAATGAGCTACCATTTATAGTATTGGGAGCTGCCTGGTCATATGAAATTTTACCGGAGTAGATATGGCACAAGATATAGAATCTGCACCTCTATATGATCCAGTTATTAAATCACGACAAGATGGTGGTCTTGTTTTAAGTGATATGTGGTTTAATTATTTTTCTTTCTTCATTCAATCTTTACAAGGATTTTTGACGCAAGCAGGAATATATTTACCGCAAGTTCCAGAAACTGCTCTAGAAGGACAAATTTCTCTTTCATCAATAACAGCGCCATATACAGCTATTATTGGACAACCTTTAGGAGATTTACCAGACATTAGTGGATTAACTTTATTTGATAGCACAAATAGATTACCAAAAATATTTATTATTACGTTTTCTGGGAACAATGTTGCGAGTGCAATTTTCAAGACATTTGTATTAGTTTGAAGTAAACTACTGAAATCATTTCAAGGATGAAATGCAATGGCAATAGACTGGGGACAAATGTTAGGCGGTGGATTAGCTTTAGGATCTGGAATTTTTGGCGGTTCCAGTGATCCATATAAAAAAGCTATGAAACAATATCAAGATGCGATGAATCAAGCGCGTCAAGTACAAAATCCTTTTTATAATGCTGGTACAGGTGCTATCCCACAATATCAACAATGGCTAGAAGGCATGAAAGATCCTTCTGGGTTTATTAATAATATTATGGGTCAATATCAAGAGTCTCCTTTGGCTCGTTTTCAGCAACAACAAGCAGAGCGTGCTAATACAAATGCGGCATCTGCCAGTGGATTAATTGGCAGCACTCCTTATCAACAATCTGGCGAACAATTTGCACGAGATATTTCATCTCAAGATATGAATAATTGGCTTGGTCAAGTTCTTGGTATTAATTCTCAATATGGACAAGGAATAGGAAATATGATGGGAATGGGACAAAATGCAGCAAATAATTTAGCTGGTATGTATGGTAATTACGGAAATAACATGGCGGAAGCAGCTTATGGAAGACAAGCTGGAAGACAAAATGATTGGGGAAATATTGCAGGTGGTCTTGGCTCTATTATTAGCGCATTTTTATAGGTGAGATATGGCATTACCATTACCAATAGTTATTCCAGATGCACAACCAGGCGGTAGTGCATTTAATGCTTTTAATCATATACAACAAGCTATGAATGCTATGAAGGCAGGAGAGATTGAAAATCAATATGCTCCCTTAAAGTTACAAGCCGATGCTTCATCTAAAATGGCTTATTCAAATCTTATGGGGCCACAGTTTTTAGCAAAATTAATGAGTAATCCAGATATATTAGCTAACTTATCTGATCCACAAAAACGTCAAGCATTAAATATGTTATATACTGCTGGTGGAGGAAGAGTTAATGAAAATACTCTTATGAGACAACAAGTACAAAATAGGAATATTTTTTCTAATCAAGATAATTTATCTCCACAAGATATAAACTCTATTGCAAATATGCAACCTGGACAGTCTTATACTGTACAAGGTAAAAATCCTTTAAATTCACCGCAATATTCACAAAATGAAAATTATTCAAATAATCAGATGAACAATATGAATCCTTCTTTTGCTGAAAATGTAGGTAGTTATGAAGGTATTAAATCTGAAGGTAAAGAAGCAGGAAAATTAAGAGCACAAGATATTAAAGATCTAGGAGATTTAATATTTAGTGGCCAAGGTAAACAAACCACTTTAGATCAAATATCCGATATTATAAAATCACCTGAATTTGAAAAAATGCGTCAAATGCCAATTTTAGGACGTCATGAATTATCATATTATCAAAGATATGGCAGCCCAGAACAACAAAATATGGCGGGACAATTAGTTACTTTAAGTGGAAATATTATTAGAGATGCATCACAAGATTTTAAAGGTGCATTTAGAAAAGGTGAACAAGATTTATTGCAAAATATGAAAATAAATCCTGGAGATACTGTAGATGCCGCTAAAGGTAAGTTAGAACAATTATCATATTTGAATAAATTAATAACTCAACGTGCTCAAACAACTGCTGATATTATGAATCAGCAACATGTAAGTAAAACAGAAGCAGAAAAACAAGCTGATAAATTAATTAACGGTGATGAAATTAGAAAAGGTATTCATACAAAATTAAATCCTACGGTTACTATTCGTAATAAAAAAACAGGAGAAACAAAGACTATTTCTATAGAAGAAGCTAGAAAACTAGGAGTTTCTAATGTCTGATTGGGAAATAGTTAATAATAGTAAACCACAAGAAAATTCTTCTGATTGGGAAAAAGTTTCTGAACCACAAAATTTTATGCACCCAGATAAGCAGGAAACATTAGGACAAGCAGCAATTAAAGCTGTACCTAGAATAGGCGAAGATGTCATCCGTGGGGGATTTAATTTTTTAAAAAATATTCCAGGATATATACAGGCTGCCCCAGGTGAAATATCAGGAGCAGTTAGAACATTAGGTACTCATCCAGGGCATGCAGGAATCCAAGCATTTGCAGGAGTTAATGAGTTAATAAACTCATTAGCCCAAACTCCTAAAAATTTAGTTGAATATGGAAATAAAAGATTAAATTTATTGCCACAAAGTGCAGTAAATTTCATTAATAAAATATCACCTGAAGATACTACGCAATCTATTAATCAGTTATTTGGCCAACCTAAATATGAAGGTGAAGAGTTAATAAGAGGTATACCAAGAAACGCATTAAATATATATGGAGCTGGCAAATTATCTTCTGCATTAAATCCTATGAATTTAACAGCAAAAAGTATAGCTAAAGATGTAGTTAAAACTGGTGAATTAAATAAAAAGAGATATGGAAATTTGTATAATGATCTTTGGAAAGAAGCAGAAAGTAAAGGTTATAAAGATTTATCAGATATTACTAAAGGGATAGATATAAATACTATTAGAAAATATACAGCTAAGAAAAAAATAGCAGGTATTGAAAACTTTTTAAATGATCCAAGTTTACAAAATGCTCATAAAGCTAAAAGCGATTTATTAGCTTTACAAAGAGATTTAGAAAAACAAACTACTATGAGAGAGGCTGAAAGAAAACAATATAAAGCAGTAACAGATAGTATAAATGATATACAAAGTAATATGTTTAAGGATAAATTAGGAAAAATTGATCCTGAAATGTTAAATAGATATAACACTATTCAAAAAGGGTTTGCCGATGAGGTAATACCTTATCGAAATAAAGCAATAAATAAATTTAAACGTAATGAAATGTCTCCTAAAGAATTAGTTAATAAACTTTCTCAAGGAGAATTTATGGCTAAACGTGGTAGTTATCATCCAGAATTGGGACTAAGAAATAAAATTTTACCTACTGCTGCAACAATAGGTGCAGGAGGAGCTTTAAACATGTTATACAATAATATGATGGATGATAATAACGATCATTAATTGAAGTTATATTATCCTGTTTTCACAAGGAAGTGATAATAATGACGATTTCTTACAGTCTAGCTCCTAATCCGTTTTGGTATATATCGGATTTAACTGGTAGGCCATTAGGTGGAGGAAAGATGTATTCTTTTCGAAGCCTTAATCCTACCCAACATAAAGCTATATATTCTAATCCAGCAGGTACATTAGCATGGACAAATCCAATATTGTTTCCAATAAATGGGCAGCAGGGACCATTTTATTTTAAATTTGATAGTGATAATCCAGATGATCTTTATTTCCTAGAAGTTTTTGATGCCGATAATAATCTTGTTTGGACAATAGATCACTTTAGTGCTGGAAGCGGTGGTGGTGCAGTTGTTACTACTGGAATAGATCTTATTAATTATGTGTCAAATAGTCAATTTTGGAGAAATAGCGGGGATTCTGTTACTCCTTTACCAGATTTTCTAACAATTTGTCCTAGTAATAATTCTGGATTTGGTGGTAGTGCTATACCAGATATAATATTCTCTAAAAGCAATACAACGGCTAATGATCAAATTACTTTCCCATTATTTACTCCATTAGGTAGCAATCCATTAACAGGAGATGCTCCTGTTGAATATTATTTAAAATATCAATGTTTAAATACACCATCTGGAGAAACTGAAAAGAAAGTTCAATTCCCTATTTGCTTGCATGTACAGAATTTTTCTAATACAGAAATTACTATTAAATTTTTTGGTAGAGTTAATTCTGGTGCCACTGATGTTGTAGTTCAATTACTTCAATTTTTTGGAGATGGCGGTGGTAGTTCTACTGTAGTAACTACTATAGATACTATTACTTTAACAAATACATGGGAGCCATATGTTTTGTCAGCAACTGTTCCGAGTGTAACCGGGAAGACATTAGGAGCATGTGGAAATGACGCATTATACTTACAAATTCAATATCCATTGGATTTGGCTTGTAATATAGATATTGCAAAACCAGGGTTTTACTTAGGTAATATAGCACCTGATGAAAGTTTCCAAAATTATGATGAAATAGATTCTATTATTTCTAAACCACGTACAGGAGATTTCAGATTAAGTCTTAATAATGTTGTCCCATTTGGTTGGGTGCCTTGTAACGATGGTGTGCTCTCTAATGGCGATTCTATGGTAACTTATACATTGCCAACTGGTATTAGTAGTGCAAGAAATAATATTGATACTTTCCCATTGTATGATCTTATATGGAATTCAGTAAGTTCTACTTATGCACCTATTTATGATAATACTGGAATTTTAACTACACGTGGTTCGACAGGAATAGATGATTTTGTAGCAAATAAACAACTTCAACTTACTAAGATTCTTGGTAGGGTATTAGCGGGTCAGAATAATAGTTTTTCTGAATCTGTTTCATTTACTGCGGTAGGCGCAACAGACATTATTACTTTATCTTCTCCACTTAGTTTACCTACAGGAACACCAATTTTAGTTAGCGGAGGATCATTACCTACGCCTCTTGTCGTTAATACTGTTTATTATGTTATTTATTTAAGTGCTAATACTTTAAAACTTGCTATTTCTGTAGATCTTGCACAAGCAGGAACTGCCATTAACTTAACATCAGATGGAAGCGGAAATTTTGTAACAGCATTAGGAACTTATCTGGGTGAAGGGGTACATACATTAACAACCACAGAGATGCCTAATCATACTCATACTTTTTCTAATTTAGTTAATACTGGTGGACCTCAAATATTAGGAGGCGCTGGTTGGGTTTCTCAAACACAAAATACTGGTGCTACAGGTGGAGGATTACCTCACAATACAGTTCAACCTACAACTTTAGTAAATGTATTTTTAAAACTTTAATATAGGAGAGCCAAGGAATGGCTTTACATACAATTGATATCCCTAGATTAGATCCTTATAACTTTACAGGTCCTGTTAGAGAATTAGCTGGAATTGTAAGAACGGGAGCAGTTACTTTTGATGTTGCATATGGATATCCAGAATTTGCAAGATGGATTTATGTTGGAACTGCTGGAAATTTATCTTTTGTAAAATGGGATGGGACAACAGAAACATTGCCAAATATAGTGGCAGGGTTTTGGCATCCAATCCATTCAATCATGATTAATAGTTCAGGGACGACTATTGCAGCCGCCCAATTAAGATGGGGAAGCTAAATGTTTGGATCAATTCCCATAACGGTATATAACTTTTTCCAAGGATCGACTCCAGTCCCTCCAGATCATAGTTATACCGATAGAGATTTAATTACATATACCGATAGAGATGCAGAAGCTTATATGGATAGACCATAGTTAAGGATAACTATAATGCCTATTTTAGATGATATTACGATTAATCAGCCATTTGCAGATTTGGCCTCATTAAAAGCACTAGATACAACAACAGTTAATGATAATGTTTTAGTATTTGTTAAAACATTAGGATTATATAGATTAAATTCAATTTCTTCTGCTACTCCTGATGATGTTTATATTATTCAACCTAATGTTGGTCCAGGACGTTGGATACGAATAGCATTGCCAACACAACCTGTTGGTGAATCTGGAATGGTTGGTGGTGCAAATTCTATTCCTATTCTTACATTTGATACAGGACAAGTAACAGCTATTTCTTCAGTAATCCCAAATCCAAACTTTCATGATATATCAGATATTTCATACACATTAGTTTTAGGTGATCAAAATGGATATTTAGCATTAAATAATGGAACTACTACTACTGTAACTATTCCTAAAAATGGATTGGTTCCTTTTCCTGTAGGGACAAAAATCGGAATAATAAATAATTCTCTTTCTGCCATTATTACCCCAGGAACCGATGTAACTTTAGTTGGTGGTGAATTTTCATTTATTGGAGCTAATACATATTGTTTTATACAACAAACTAGCGCTGATATTTGGGAAATAGTTAATCCATCTGATTTATCATTTTGGAGTGCTCAAGTAATAACTGCATCACAAAATTTAGGATATTCAGATCAATTTAATAAACAATTTTATGATAGTGTATCTAATGGAACTATTACCATTCAGCCATTTTTATCAGTTCCAATACAAATTGGAGCAACCATAGAATATACTCAAACTTCAACTGGAAAAATTATATTTGCAGCAGGTGCAGGAGTTACAATTCTTTCAAATGCATCTCCATCTGCATTATTCACTACTAATCCTGGCGATAAAGCATTTTTAACTCATTCTGATACCAATACATGGACACTTCTTATTGTAAGTGGAATGGCGGCACAAGCACCTACTGAAGTTGTTATTACGGGAGGCGCTATTGATGGAACGACAATAGGTGAAAATGTGTCAACAACTGGAAAATTTTCATCACTTTCTGTTAAACAACCTGTTGGATTTTCAGCATCAAATTCTGTTCAACAGGTTTCAGGCGTACAAACTACTAATGCAACGCCAACAGTACTAGTCTCTATTCTTTTAAATGAAGCTGAAACTATCACATTGAATGGTTCTATCACAGCAGCACAATCTAATCATAGCAATGCGGTAGGCGGTACTTTTTGTATTACTGCAAGACGTGCAACAGCAGGAAATGTCACTTTAATTGGAAGTGTTGTAACAAATGTTCAATCTAGTTCTGCTGCTACTTTTACATGTGCAGTAGATACAGGTACACAAACAGTAAGAGTTTTGGTAACTGGGGTTGCAGCTACTACTTATAATTGGGCTGCGAATTATAATTATCAATTAGTATTAACTAATATATAGGAATTAATTATATGGCAACCGGATTTAATAATGGAAGTCTTGTAATAGATGACGCTTCAACAAGCAGAACAAATCTTGGATTGGGAACAATTGCAACTCAAGCATCAAGTTCTGTAACAATAACTGGTGGTACTATTAATGGAATAACGATTGGCGGAAGTGTTCCTGGTGCAATTACTGGAACAGATATAACAGCTACAAATGCTGCTTCTGGGGCTACTAGATTAGTCACTTGTGAAAATACTAATAACACTGCTAATTCTGCTGCACAAATAAAAGCATCGACCGCTGGTTCAACTGCTGGTGATCCAACATTCCAAGCAACAACTACTGCAACTACATGGACATGGGGTTCAGATAATAGTGTGACATCTCCTACTGCCGATCCTTTTGTATTATCGCAAGGCACTACATTAGGTACAAATAATGTAATGAGTGTTGCAACTAGTGGTGAAATTAATTATCCATTGCAACCAGCATTTTTGGCTTATAAAAGCTCAACAAGTACTAATGTAACAGGTGATGGAACTGTTTATACTATTATTTGTGATACTGAAATATTTGATCAAAATTCTGATTATAACAATAGTACAGGAATTTTTACTGCTCCCGTGACTGGACGTTACGAATTTAATCTTGCATGTTTAACCGTTGGCGGTAGTACATTAACAAATTTTAGTACTTTAAGATTAAATACTTCAAATCGTCTATATGCTAGCTATATGTGTATTCCATTTGCCGGTTCTTTATATAGTAGTTTTTCTGTCATAGCTGACATGGATGCAAATGATACAGCACAAATGGATATTTCAGCTAATGATACAGGCGGTAAAATTGTTGATGTATATGGTGATTCTACAGTAACTACATTTTTTAGTGGTAATTTAGTTTGCTAATTTAAGGAGAAAGACTATGCCATTAAAATTTTGAATCACTATCGAATTAATTAAATGGATTTAATTTTATTAACATGGAGCGTTAAATATGACCGTATCTCGTACTCAAACTTATCTTCAACAACAACTTACTTCAGTTCGTTTAGTTCAAGGATCTAATCTTGCTGGTAGCTATTATAATGGCCCTAGCAATAATGGTGTTGGTGCTACCTTAACAAAAGCAACTGCTGGTGCTTTAACTATTGATAGCGTAGCAGCAGAAGAAGGTGATCGTGTCGCATTAATAAGTCAAACATCTGGATATCAAAATGGTATTTATATTGTTGTTGAACCAGGCGATACGGGCACACCTTGGCAGTTAAAACGTTCATATGATTTTCAGTCAATTGAACAGATGAAAGGTGGACAATTCTTTTCTGCAAATGCTGGTACTGTCCTTGGTGGTTCAATGCACGTTGTTATAGAACCACTTCCAGCTGCGGTTGGTGTTGATGATATTACTATCATTAATGTTTCCTCTGGCGGATCTGGTTTATTTCTTGAAGCTGCTAATAATCTAAGTGATGTAGCAAATGCGGCAACATCTGCAACAAACTTAGGTTTAGGTGCTGCTAGTAATGCTGTATTTGGATCTGTAACAGTAGGAAATACTGGATTACATATTCTGGATACAAATGCTACCCATGATCTTATTATCGCCCCAGGAAGCAATTTAACAGCAGATCGTACTTTAACTGTCACAACTGGTGATGCTGATCGTACATTAGATATTTCAGCGGGCAGCGTTACGGTATCAGCCTATGGAGCTGGTTTAACAAGTTCAGCTGATGCTACAGCAGCGCGTGCAGCAATTAAATTAAAAAGTGCATTAACTGCTACATGGGCAGGCGGGGGAACTTCTCATGCTTTTACTGCAACTGGTTTAGATCCAGCTGATTTTGTAGTGGCTAATATTGTGACTTCTACAAATTCCGTGGCAGTAACTAAAGCAGTTCCAAGTGGTGATACATTAACTATTACTTTTTCTGCTGATCCAGGCGCTAATACTAGTCTTTATTGGATCGCTATTAATCCAGTTTAACTACCCTATGGGGCCTACGTGGCCCCTTTTTTTAGTAAGGTGAGGTTATATGGCTAAAGTTAAAATAAGCGCTTTACCTGCTGTTTCTGCTGCCGCATTAACCGATTTTTTTGCGGTTGTACAAACAGGAGTTACAAGCAAAGAAAATCTACAGCAAGTATTAGATTTATTTGAAACAAATATTGAAATACCACAAAACCAAGTTACTGATTTAGTAGCTGATCTAAATTCAAAAGTAAATCTAGCTGGCGATACAATGACAGGATATTTGATATTAAATGCAGATCCTGTCGCAGCATTAGGTGCAGCTACAAAGCAATATGTAGATTCCGTTGTAACAACAAATACATTTACTCCTATTATTACAGGGTCTGTTGCTGATCCTGATTCTATTACTTATGCGGCACAAGTTGGTAGGTATGTAAAGATTGAAAATTTAGTTAATTTTCATGTAACAATCACATTATCTGCTATTACGATAGGTGGTGGTTCTGGAAATATACAAATATCTGGATTACCTTTTACATCTGCTAATGTAAGCAATCAGGTTCCTAATTTCGTAACAAGCTATGCTAATTTAAATTTAGGTGCTAGTGCTGTTCAAGTTTCAGGACAGATAGTAATTAATGATACAAAGTTAGTTTTATATGAATCTGTAGATAACGGCGCACGTGCAGCTATACAATTAGGTGCATTATCTAATAGCAGTGAAATATACGTATCAGGATTTTACTTTGTCTAAGAAGAATTTATTTCTTCTTAGATTTTTTTCCTCTACGGGCTTCTGAATATGCTATAGCAACAGACTGATCTAGTTTCTTACCTTTTTTTCTTTCAGTCTTTATGTTTTGTTTAAATCCTTTAGGTGTACTAGCTTTTTTCCCTTTAATTAATGTCATAATTTCTATCATCCTTGTAAGAAATTGTATATTTTATGATATTTTTTTCATATCATAAACAATTATAGTTTATTATATCAAAAGGTCATTATCATGCAAGAAATTACACTCAACTTCGATAATAATGCAATAAAATCACTTAACGAGTTAATGAAATTTTATAATTCAAAAAGTAAAGCTGAAGTTATATCTAAAGGAATAGCTCTATTAAAGTTAGCTGCTTATATAGAAAAAACAGATGGTAAATTAATTGCTAAGAAAGGCCATAAGGAAACTGTTATTATAACTTAGATATAAGATTACATAAGACGACTTAATATGGATATTAAGGAAGATAACTTGGATGAAGTATATAATTTAGAAAAATTTGATATAAATAATATACAAAAATCTTTAAATGGATCTATTACAGAAAAAGATAGATTGAATACTGCTAAACAAATTTTGCTTGGATTAGCAATACTTTATATATTAACAATAATTGCATATCTTTTTAAGCCACAAGAAGGAGTGAAATTAATAGATATATGTACCACAATTTTTCCATCTTTAGCTACTATGATATTAGTATTTTACTTTCGTCAGGGAAATAATTGATTCTATACTATCCACTTTAATTTTCTTCATTAATGTAATTTGGTTTAACAGATTTTTTACTACAAATATTTCCGGTAATTAGATATTCTGGAATTTTATTTTTATTTTCAAGTAATATAGTCCTAACTTCTAATTTTGATAATCTCATATTTATTAATTTAAGGAGTCTATTAATAAAAAATTGTGATATACAAAAAATTATTACTGATAGTGAACAACAAATTACTGACAATGATATATAAATATTATTCATTATTAATTCTCTCTATATTAATTAAATTAACGTCCATTAGATAAATAATTAATTTTTCTTTAGCAATAATTTCTTTATCAGATTTAAAAGCTATATTTGGCAATTTTAAACATTCTCTAGATTTAA